TGTATCCAGAGCCTTCTGCTATGTAAAACTTTAGATTGGTGCCAATCCCAAGATAGCTAATTGACGCAAGCGAAGACCAGTGATGGAGCGAACGGCACACACCAAGGAAGCTTTGATCAGAGTACTTAGTCCAACCGCCAATCTTTTCTACTCGGCCTTGCCTGAATCTGATCTTGTCAGAGTCAAACCAGCCAGCATCGGCTGTGTACTCGGTTCCCTCTTTGTTAACGCCTGGGGCGAACTGTACTTTCGCCAGAGTCATTTAGTATCGACCAATCAACGAAGCTAACCCTACAGGGCCACCCGTTGCCTTACCGACGTTCATCGCTGGTCTTATGTTTGGCGCTTTACCCATTCTCATTAAGCTTTCTGGCCCTTGAGATTGAAATCGACCCATCGAACGCTCTGGGCCTTGGGTTTGAAGTCTGCCTGTTCTTAGATATTGGCCTGCGTCGATCATTGGAGGAGGCGATCCTGTTTCAGACTTTCGTGCCCTATCAAACTCTCGCCCCCCACGAGGGATCATTCCAATTTCCGGCACTGCTGGGCTTTGCGGTGGATTGTTGCCAAACGTCGGTGATGGCGGGGCAGTCAATCCTGGGAACCTTGCTATTTGGCCCTCACGCGCTTGGGGCGCATTATTGCCAAGCAATTGAGCATTTTCTACACCCTCCATAAATACGTCGGATATACCTTGAACATTCTCCGGTCTAGAAGGATTAACAGTGCTTGCCCCACCTTTAGAGCCGCTCTTTCCTTTTGATGCGTTGCGACCAATAGATCCAAAATCGGGACGGCCCATAACCGCGCCATACGGCTGTGGTCTAGCAGGAAATCCTGTAGCAGGATCAATCTGCCTTTGGCTTATTGCTGGTTGTCTAGATAAAAAACCACCCAACCCTGTTGGGCCTTGCGTCCTGCCATAACGACTTGGCGGTTGACTGTAAGGATTTCTGGGCATTGGATATCTGGGTTGTTGGCTAGGAAATCTTCTAGGCAGACCTTTCCCATAGGTATAATCGCCCGCCACGATCCCTCTTGGGCCAGCAGAACCTAATGGATTAGGGCCATAACCGGGGCCGCCAAGAGTGCCAAATCTACCGCCCATAGTCGGCTGGTTAGTGGGAACAATACTCCCCCCGCCTTTTGATCCACCTGTACTAGGGCCGCCTCTAGCCATTATTGATACTCCCCAGATCTAATCATTTCAGTCACCTCTTCGGCTCTTCGACCCACCTGTTTTGCCCAGCGGCTATCCATAAACTCATCGGCTGCAATATCAAATTGTTCTCGAGACATTGCCTCCAAAGCGTTCACAAAACCACGCAGCCGCGTGATACCTAGATTGAAACACATATCGACCATAGCATCTCGCCTTGCCTTGTTCAGGCCGCCATACCAATAGTACGCATCTCGCAGTTCTTGATGGCAACGCTCTAAGTCATTATGTAGTAGGTAATCTATTTCGTCATCAGATAGCCCAAGGCCAGACTCGCTGATATTGCGCCCTACGCCTATGGTTTCAAAACCCTGCGTACATTTGTAGACCTTAGATTTAACGCCTTCATGGCGCTTTATCATTTCAATTAGCTCGCCCATTACTTTTCCCGTGCGACAGAGTTAACTTTCTCGTAGGAACGCATAGCGCCCAACCCGAGCATACCCATCATAACGGGCACAAGAAGCGTTGTATCTACCTCTGGTACAGCTACCCAGATGCTGATTATGTTGGCAATAATGGTGTTGTACAGCAGCCCTAATGCACAGATCCAGCCGATAGCAGGTCGCCATCCCGCTACAAATAACGACTTATGTGCAGCTTCCATCTTGTTGATTTCTAGCTGGCCTTTGAGCGCCTCATGTGAGTGCTTTTCAGACATAGTAGCAATCTCATGAGCCAAGGCATTCTTCTGATCCTTGTCCTCTATGAACTTGTCTAGTAACCCTGTAACCGGCCCTACTAGCGATGCAACGATACTCATATCTATTTCCTATTCGACCACGCCTGAGCGCCAAAGAAGGCTGCAAGTATACCCGCAACGGAAACGAAGTAGACTGCGGCCATATCACCTAGAATCGTCGCTGCCTGCGCCAGCCCGAAAAGCTCCGATGCAACAACTAATGACGGGTACAGCAACATTCCCCACAAGGCGAACCAACTCATGGCTCGTTGAGCATCAGCACGTTCATGTTGCAGGCGTAGCTCTTGAAGTTCTTTGCTGGTGTTTAGCTCCTGGTCGGTCACAACTCCATCCCCATCCGCATCGTATTCGGCGTATTCACTTCCTTCTTGTAAACGCTTTGCTGCCATACTAATCCCAAGTTTTTGTGTTGGCTCCCACCCGCTTCGGAATGCAGTAAGCCGTTATGTTCTCTTGCATCTGGTAGCGGTTGTTTATCTTAGTCTTGCCCGTACTGACATAGTACGCAAACGTGTTACACCGTGTGATGTCACGGAAGTAAAACTGATCGGCTATTGGCTCACCGTTTACCACCACAACCAATAAAAACGCCATCATTACCTTGTCAACCAACCCAGTAACAATGCCAGCGTCATGGGCAGCAGAAATATCAACACAACGACAATCACTGCGAATTCTTTAACTTCTTTCCAAAACTTTTTCTTTTCCGCAGCCTTACGCGCCAGTTCTGCTTGTTTCGCCTTTCTAGCTTCAGCCATCGAAGCCATCGCTTCTTTATAAAGGTCACCGTTTCCGCTTACGGTAAATAGGTCACGGACTTCGCGCATGGTGTCTTGGATCTGTTTTTTTGCCAAAGCCGCTTTTACGGCATCCGCCTCTGACAGCTTACCCTCATTCTGAGCACGTTGAAGCTCGACTTCGGCACCCCCAAGAGTCGATAAGAAACTAGAAATACTGGAGATGTCGTCGGTGGTCTCAGCGATCTGTTTTATCGCACTGGTAGCAGCATTTACGCCAGCTACGATAGCTGCGATTTCACCAATCATGGTTAGGCCATAAACTGCGGCAAAGCTACTGCAACAATCACCGTGACATATACGCCCCAAATCATTAGCTCAAGGCGATCAAACCGCTTACTCCCATCTTGGAGGCGCTGCTCAATACCTTGGTAGCGTATAGCGCACTCTTTCTCATGCGCTTCAATCTTCGCTATAGCTTTTTCAGTGGGTGTCACTTGTCTTTAGCCTTACCTATGTTGATGGCAAGCAAATCAACGAAGCGATACAGCTTTGCGATCCACTCATCATCTTTGGGTGTCGGGGTGCTCGCGGCAATCAACGATGCAATGGTGACAATCGTCGTGACCGTCGTGACTATGGTAAGTAAGTCCATGATTACTTAACTCCTTTCTTCTTAGACTGAGGTATCTACCCTTTGTGTTGGAGCAAGTTCTGTAGCCTCAATCTTGTTACCTTTCTGGGTATACAAGGTAGGCATTACTGTCTCCACCTTCTCTTTCACGGGTTCGCCTTCCGCGCCTGTACGCAGACGCTCTTGTTTTTCAACAGCAATCTGCTTCCAACTAACTTGAGCAGATCCGGTTACCGAACCCACGTCCATAGTCTACTGCACCACTTCCGCTTCTGGCTCTTCGTCTTCAGCAGGTTTAACTGCATTGACGATAGCTTCACCGTAAGCGTTCAGTACAACCTGACGCTCATTGATCTGCATTTGCAGCCGTGCGATTTCTTGGCGGATCTCAGCAACACGCGCAACGTGCATCTGGGTTTCAACAGTCAACTCAGACACGTTATGTTCTTCGTCGTTAATGACGATTGTTTGCTCTTCGCTCATTACCAAGGCACTCCATCAGCGGTTGTTGGCGTGATTTGACCGTTAATGTTGGCTTGCAAAGACGTTTGAATCGCATCTTTGTCAACGCCATCCGCCCAGCACCATCCTAACACCTGTGCCTCGGTCAAATCGGCATAGGGAGTGTAATCGGAAGCAGACGGGTCTGGGGTAAACCCACTGGTGCCGTAGCTTGTTGCAGTGTAGGTTACAGCGTCATCGCCAGTACCTTCCGTTTGCTCTGCGTTTACGCGCCAGTGAGCAGTGAAAACACCCCCATCACTCAGTTCGTAATCAGTGGTTGAG